GAACGGGGGTCAGCGCTGTGCGGCCGCTTGAAGGCGAGGGCACCCGGCCGCCGAACATATCGGCGCGGGCCGTCGGCGACATTCCCCAAAGCAGTGCCGGGTCATCGACATCGATCTGTGGGTTGGCGCGTGCCTCTCGCGCCGCATCTGGGAAGCCAGCACGACGAGCGCGGACCCAGGGCAGATGTTTGACCCAAGGCTGCTCGTACTGGCGCCCAACGACAGATGCGAAGTTGGGGTTTTCGATACCCTCATCGATCATTTGCTGGCGGGCTTCCGCGTAGCCCGAGGTGAACTCACTGAGCTTCTTGATGGCGTCCGCGATGCGGCCTGTGAAGGCGAGGACTTCGTCAGACAGATTGATGAAAGCCTCGGCCATCTGGATTCCGATGACATGGGACAGGTCTTCTAATTGGCCCTGAGCTTCAGCACCCTTCTTGATGATGTCCTCGTCCATGACGAAGCCAAGCGCGGCTGCTTCGTCGCGGAGACGAGCCGTTTCTTCCGAGCCCTCCCGCATCGCCGTCGCCAGCGGTCCAAGGCCCAGCTTCTCGGCGATGGCTGAACGGTCGGCTGCGCTGGCCAAGTCGCCGATGCGGTCGACGACGGCGTCAAGGGCCTGCTCAGTACTTTGGAATGATCGAAGCTGTTCCTGTGTGAACCCGAGGGCTGCAAAGTCCTTCAGGCCCTCCTTCGACAGTCCAGCGGCGGCTTGGGACAGCTTGGTTCCAAAGTTCTCAAGCGCACCGTCAACTGCTGCGGCGTCCTCGCCGGTCTTCCGCGCGACGTAGCGCCACTCCTGGAGCGCGGTCGTGCCGATTCCGATGCGGCGAGCCGAGTTCGCCATGTCGTCCGCCATTTTCAGACTGGCTTGGCCGGCTTGAAAGGCAAACGTCGCGGCGGCCGCCAGCACCGCAGTCAGGGCCAGCACGCTCGTGGTCGCCATTCGGGTCATCTTCTGGATGCCCGAGCCGATGTTGTTGGAGCCCGTGTTGGCGGTCTTCTCCGCGTGATCGACGAAACCCTTTAGGTCACGCTCCGACTGCGCCAGATCGTCCTTCAGCTTCTTGCGCGTAGCGCGAAGCTCGAACTCGGCGCTGCCTACAATATTGCCGTCGGCCATAGATCACCGCCCATGAAAAAGGGCGACCCCGTAAGGGTCGCCCTGGTTGTGTTCGTTCTGTGTGCGCGGCTAGGAGCTAGTGGTCCCGGCCAGCCAAGGTAGAATCTGATCAATCGCCAGCGTCGCGACGAGGATCATGTAGAGGAGGCGGGCGATGCCGGCGCCAACCGTGAGGCCGAAGCCCCCAAGGACCGACCACCACAAGACGGTCTTCCAGTTCAAGTTCATATTCCCCTCCATTTGACTGAGGGACGCTATGGCGCCTCGCTCAGCGGCTCAACCTCCAGCCCCCAGTCGGTCGCCATGCGGTGGAACATCGCCGCCGCCATCGCCTCGGCTTCCTTCGGATCAGGCGCGTCCAGCATCGACTTGATGTAGCTGACCGGGCCTTGGAGACGTTCCTCGCGGGCAAAGCGCTCGCCGAACCATCCGGCGTAGAGCGAGGCTTCGATCTGGGCCCGGCCGCGTGATTGGAGCCGCAGCGCCAGTCGATAGGGTGTCAGGCGCCAGAACTCTGTCTCCGTGACTCCAGCTTTCAGGGCCGCCCGAAAATGCGCCTCAACCAGGTCGGTCGGGCGCTCTTCCGAGGGTTGGCGGTGTCGGCTTCGACGGACCTCCCTTGCGGACCGTACTGCGCCAGTTCCCAGGCCGCCCATACCGCCTTGAGGCAGGCGGCGAGGGGATAGGCCGCCATGGGGGCGGCGAGGACGTCGGCGGCTTTGATCTGACCTCCCGACATGACCTCCAGCGCCTCGGCCAGCGCAGTCGAGCCGCCGGAGCGGCCCTTCTGCATGGCCTTGAACTGCTCCAGAAGCCAGTCGTGCCCCTTGGCGTCGAGGGCGGCGTAGGTGAGTTGCAGCGGGATTGCGCGGCCGTCCGGCAGGGGCAGCCGGACGATCCCTTCGCGCGCGTCGTTCATCAGTCCTGAGCTTCCCGCGTCGGGGCGGCCAGCGGCTCGAGCGTGCCCGAATAGGTGACCTTGCCGTCGACGGGCGCCGCCAGCGTCAGGTTGGGTACGGCCATGAATGTGATCTGCTTGCCGGAGGCTCCAGTGCCCAAGGTTGCCTTGAAGGGTAGGGGCGCGTTGGCAGCCATGGCGGTGAACATGGCCTCCTGCTGAGTGTCGCCCTGCTCGTAGTGCATGTCGAAGGTGTAGGGCGACGGCTCGCGCGGGCCCGAGATGTACTCGCGGGTGCCCGGCGGGGTGTCGAAGTCGGTGGCGTCGATCTTGTTCGGCGTGAACCCACCCCCGTTGAGGTTCGTCACGCCGGGGATGTTGACGTAGCTGATGGTGCCGCTGCCGGAGCCCAGCAGCAGGTGCATGAAGCCTTGAGCCAGAACGGCCATGGTCATTCTCCTGAGGAAGGATGGCAGGTTGAGGAAGGTCGCGCACCGCCTGCCACGGCGCGCGAAAGGTGTCAGGTGTTGACGAGATCCAGGCGGATCGAGACGCGCCGGCCGATCAATGAAGGGTCGGTCGTCGGCGACTGCATGGGACCATTGACCCGGCAGACGTCGCACTTGGCGCCGGTCACGGTCAGTTCGCTGGGGCGGTTATGGAAGAGGTCGCGCACCGCCCGCATGAGCGTGTCGAGGTCGGCGCCCGAGCCAGTTTCCCGCTGATAGCCGCGCACGTCCTGGAGGATCAGGCGGCCTGTCTCGGTGAAGGTTTCCATGGGCTCGTCGCGGGTCGGAACGGCTATGATCAGGAATGGCTTGGCGGGCGGCGTGTCGAGGAAGTCGTCAGGCGCGCGCTCAGAGAAGATGGCCGGGGTGCCGTTGTGGGTAGCCAGCGAGGCCGAGACCGCAGCCAGCCGGGCGAAGATGGTGGCGGTGGAGTTCATTCCTTGGCCCCTTGGATGAACGCTTCGCGCAGTTCGTCGGCGTAGTCGGTGGCCAACAAGGTCAGGAAGGGGCGGGCGGCCATGCGCTCCGTACCCTTCTCCAGAGCCTCGGCCTGTGCAGAGTTGGCGACGATGCGGCCGACAAGGTCCTCACCCTCGCGCCTGATCTGCTCGTCAGCATTCGTGTTCGCTGACAGGGCACCGGTGTCTTTCGCGGGAGGCTCACCCGGCGCCGAGGCCTGGTGCTTGCCGTAGACCTTGCCGCTGCCGGGCCGGTTGAGGATGTCGCCCTTGAGGATTTGCTCGCCCTTACCAAGCGCGCCCCGGAGGCCAGCCTCGCCCGCGTCGGTGGCGATCTTGGCGATGACCCCTTCGTAGAGCGTGACCTTGCCCATTTACCGGCCCTGAAGCTCGTAGAGGGCGGCGGCCGGGTCGCCGGTCTTGGCGATGACTTCGAACGTGGACGGCGCCAGGCCCTTGGCGGGGTCCGGGGCGGTGATCTTGTGGCCTTTGGCGGGGATGATGCCGGCGGGGAGGCTCCCGCCGAGGACGAGGACCAGCCGGTCAGTGCCGGGGATGCCGAGCGATGCCCGCCGGAAGTCGCTGTAGTCGGTCACCAGCGCCTTGCAGGGGTGCGAGGTCGGCGGGCCCGAGATGAAGCCCCCCTGACCGTCTGAGACCTGCGCACCCGGCACGATCAGCATGCCGTCTTCGAAGTCCTCGGCGAAGTCCTCATATGCTTCAGTCTGAAGGCCGGTGATGATGCTCATGCGGCCCTCCGGACGGAAATGCTTTCATCACAGCGGCATGCGACGATCTCTTCGGCTCCTGCGCCAAGCGATGTGTCTCCTGGGAACATCAGCAGCGCGCCGCCTGGGCTCTGGAAGGGCAGGGATAGGCCGCGCACCGTCTGGCCGCTCATGCCGTCGTGCGTGTCTCGGACACGGCGGTCGCGAGCTGTGTGCCAGCCGCGTTCGATGTCGGCCTCGGCGATGCGGCCGTCATCGACCAGCTGCTGATAGGCTTCGTGCTTGGCGGCGCGGATGGCCGGCAGCCCCTCGGTGCGGGCGATGACCTCGCCGCGAAGCTGGACCAGGCGGGCAGAATAGCGGGTGACCATGAGCGAGGCGGTGTCGCGGTCGATGGCCTTGCCTTCCCGGATCGCCTTCAGAACCGTGCGATCATAGCGGCGGTCGCGGCGGGTGCGGGTCAGGTAGTGCTTCAGCAGCTTCGGATCGGCCGAGGCCAGTTCGATGCGGACCGCCTGAACGTAGGCCCGTTGCGGCGACGACAGACCGATCAGGCCGCCTTCACGGTTGCCGGTGGCGCGGCTGATGCGCCCGACCAGATCAAGAGCGACCGACCGGGGATGCGCGCCGCGCGCCATGCCGTCAGCAAGGAAGTCTCTGGCCTGCTGCCGCTCCCCATCCACCAGGCCGGTGATTAGGTTGCTCGAGAACTGGCGGATCCAGCTGGCGGCGCGCTGATTGCCGGGGTCGAAGCGGAAGCCGATCGAGACAGCGGCGGGCATGGAGGCGACGGCGCCCTGGCCGCCAGCGGTGAAGGCCTCGGTGATCTTGTCTTCCAGCCCGGCGAACGCGGCGCGGCTCAGATGCAGAGCATCCATGGCGCCCTGCAAATCTCCGCGCTCAAGTGCCGCGATGACCTTCTGCAGCTCGACGTTGCTGCGCAGGTCGTTGATCGCCGCCATGAAGGCCTGCGCGACCTCCAGGCCATACTTCGCCATCAGCTCCCGGAAGAGCTGTTGTTGCGTTGGGCGTCTGGCCATTGGGTTAGGGCTTGAGGGCCCGAGTGAGGCGCGCGGCCTCGGCCATCAGGTCGAGGTAGGCTTCGAACTGAGCCTTTGCGGTCTCGATGATCTTCTGCTGCTGCTCGATGGGGTTGTCGTGCAGGATGGCTTTCTGCAGGAGGTCTGCCGACGCGATGATGTCGAGCAGCGTCTCCGTCGCCATGGCGGACGGCATCTTGTGCGCCGTGAAGCGCGGATCATCGCTCGTGCCGCTCATGGGGCTGAAAATGCCACAGGTCATTGCGTCAGACCACAAAGATCGCGGGCAGGGCGACGGCGAAGAATGGAGCGAGCAGCCCTTCAACGGCGCTCAGCTTCAGGGTGCCGTCGGCAACGGCGTCGCCACTGCCTTCGAAATATTCTTTTTCGAGCGGGCCGATCTTCTTGCGCTTCAGGGCGCCGGCCGCCGTCACGGCGACGACCAGGCTGCCCGGCTTCACCGCCTCCTGGTAGGCCGCGTGATAGCTGGCGTGCTCGATGGCGACCGGCACGATGTCGGACGGGATAGCCTGGCCATGGGCGCATGCGCCGACGCGGGGCCAAGCGCGCTCTTGCTCAAAGCCGCCTGTCGGAGCCCCGGAGAAGCGGGAGCCATATACCCCGTCGAGGTACTGGCTCCCGCGCTGGCGTAGGACGGCGGGCGTAAGCGCGTTCAGGGGCATGGTCAGGCCGTTGTCGGCCATCCATGTGGTGAACCCTTGATCCGTGCCATAGCCCGCCATCGGTCAGCCCTCGGTCTTGGCTTCGCGAGCCAGTTCGATGGCCGCGACGATGTCGGCCTTCTTCGTGGCGTCGCCCAGGTCGATGGCTTCGGCTTCCGCCAAGGCCTTCAGGTCGTTGACGGTCATATCCGCCAGTTCGTTGCCTTCACCGGGGTTGAAGCCGCCCGCCTTGTCGTCGCCGTCATGGTCCAGCGGGTGTTTGGGCTTGGAGAACCAGCCCGTCTTCTTGGATACAGCGGCTTCTTCGTCGCTGATCTCCACATCGACCGACTTGCCAGCATCGACGTAGACGAGGCCGGCGACCGTGTTCAGCCCTTTGGGGCCGTGGGTGTAGTTCGTGAACTTGGCCATGGCTTAGATCCCGTCCCGATAGGCGATGCCCTTGGGCAGGCGGATTTCAACGCCGCCGACATTCATGATCCCGCCGACTTCCCAGGTCATCGAGGACTTCTGGAAGGCGGGCAGGAACTCATGCGGACCGGGCAGGTGGAACTGCACGACGTCACGGCTGCGGTCATAGGCGATCATACGAGCCGAGTTGGCGGCGCCGGCCGTCTCCAGCTCACGGGTGCCGATGATGGTCAGTTCTTGACCGGTGGCCAGGGAGTAAGCGTTGTTCTCCCGGATGTACTTCATCAGGGTGTCAGCGCCGTCACCGATACGCAGGCCCGCGATGTACTGCAGACGCGTGGTCGGCAGCAGCAGGGTGTCCGCGACCTGGGTCTCGTTGGTCGCGTTGTAGGGGGCGTTCAGAGCCGCATTGATGTCCCGCAGGATCAGGTCGGGGTTCTTCGTCGCCCAGGTAGTGCCGGAACCGGTGCCGTCGGCGGCGACGGTGGCCGTCGGGACGTTGGTGTCGTTGATCAGACCGGTGAGGCCCTTCTCGGTGTTGCCCCGGATCGTGATGCCGTAGCAGAAACTCTCGGCGACCTTGGACGCGGCCAGAGCCTTGTCCGAGGACAGGCTGCGACCCAGCTTGGCGGCGCGTTGCAGTTCCTGGAGCGACCACTCGTAGCCGATGCCGGCCAGGTGGTTCTGTTGCAGGAACTGCGTCTGGCTGATGTCGGCGAAGGGCATGTCGAAGCCCTTGCCCGACAGGAACTCAGCCTTACCGGCGATGTCGCCAGAGTAGAACACCGAGCCGATGTCCCACATGTCGCCGTCGGTGTTGACGGTCATCAGGCGGGAGTAGTCGAAGCTCGGGTACTTGGTCTGATAGACCTGGGTCTCGATCCGCAGAAGCTGCGGCGTGATGAAGCCGAGCGCCTGTTGAGCGTCGGCGAAGTTGATGTCGCGCATGGTGATGACGCTCCTTTAGCGCTTGGCGATGCGGGCGGGGCCCGTCGCAGTGGTGGTGTCATCGAAGACCCAGCCGCCGGTGGCGATGTGGGGCGCGTCGGCAGCCGTGTCGCCGATAGCGTCAGCAGCACCCGCTCCGGTACCGATGGTCACGGCGGCGCCGTCGACGTTGGCGCCGGTGGCGGTGACCCAGATCACGCCATCAGTCATGATGCCGACGCTGGCGTAGCGGGGGTAAATGTCCGCAGCGACGCCGCCGGGCAGCGCCTGGACGCCGTGATCAGCGATGGCGAAGCCGAGGAAGTTGGCGGCGGTGCCGACAACGCCGGTGCAGCCACGGTCGCCAGCGCCGCGCCAGAC